TCCTCCGCCACAACGCGGGCAAGGATGCGAAACTCCTGCTTCTGGGCGTAGTGCAGGCGCTTGTGGATTGCCGACATCACCTTCATGCCACGCTCAAGCATGGCCATCGTGGTGCCAACCGGAACCTCTTGGTTCATGTTGCTGACCTGCTGGTCGGCGATCGAAACAAAGCGGCGACCGGCGTCGATCAGCGCGCCAAGCAGGTTGGCCAAGGTGGCCGACGGCTCCTTGTAGGGCAGCGGCATGATCGAGTCCCGCAACACACCGCCCGGCGCATCCATGTCCCGCCACTCGCCCGGCTGGATCGGTTCGTCACTGTTCCGGACCCGCACACCGCGGGCCTTGAAGCCGCCCGGAAGATTCGACAGCGTCCCGGCGTCGATCAACTGGCGCAGAATGCTGGTGGATGCCTTGCCGATCCCGCCAATCATGTGCAGCAGGCCAAAGCCGTAGAAACCGAGACCCGGCAGGAACTTGTAGTGTACAAAATACGGTACGGGTCGACGCATCGGATCGTCTTCCCTGTAGTTCCGACGGATTGAAAGAACGGTGCTGCTGTCCTTGTCGATCGTCACGATATACGGCAGCTTGATACCGCTGGGGTTTCCCTCTTGATCGACATCCTCAAAGCCATCGAGATCCAGCTCGGCGTGGATTTCAAGCAGTGTGCGAGTGTCGTCGGTGTAGCCCGTGGGCGACGTACCTTGGAGCTCATCAACCTTGCCAGTCACCTCGTCGCTGTCGTCCGGAGTTCCGGACGGAAGATCGACATCTCGGTAAAAACCGATCGCCTGATGCTTTCGGATCTCATTGTCCGTCATCTTCAGGACGTGCGTGATACGCGGAGCGGTCCGAAGATCCGTCGCAGAATAGGGCACGACGACATCCTGCGCCTGCACGAAATTCGACACCGGCCGCTGTAGCAGCGGGTCGTAATAGGTTTTCTTGAACGTCGATCCGGACAGAGGGAGATAGAACAGCATCTGATCCATCTCTGGGTCGTATTCTTCCATCTCTTCGGTAATGAGATAGTTCAGGTAATGCTTGACGCGCTCGGCTTGGTCTTCCGTCTCCTGTGTTTGCGCGCCAATGATCCGTGTCTTGACAGGGCCTCCAGCAGGCAGCAGTTCTTTATAAGCCTGCGCCTGAAACTGCGTGACGGACTCTGATATCAGCGGATGGGTAACGGCAGACGCGCCCTCGAACGGTTCGTCTCGGTCCTCGATCTTGACGCCAAGCAGGTCCAGCCCTTTGACATAGGTGTCTTCCCACTCGGATCGTGATTCACAGTCGTCTTCGTAATTGCTTACCAGCTCGCTGGCCAGCGAACCAAGGTCCCCGTCGTCGAGGAACTCGGCAAGGTTTGCGTCGAACGGAATGAGTTCCTCACCCATACCGCCCATCTCAGCCGCCTCGATCAACGAGCGAATGATCGCGGACCCGTCTTCGCCTTCGATGATCTCGGCCCCGCCGGAAAAATCCATGGGCATATCGACGGGAATCTCCTCCAGTTGGAGGGCCGGATCGATCTCATCCAGTCCAACCGCTTGGTCAACCATCGGACCCATCGAGCGAGGGGGCAGTCCCATCAATAATACTCCCGTTTACGAGGAATAAATTCTTCCTCGTCTTCGTCATCATCTTGGATGCTGATCAACCCGCCTTGGCGAAACCGCATCAAGGCGAGCGTCATGCTATCCACGTAGTCGTCATGTTCCCCATTTGGGAACGAGGCGACCTCTTCGATTACCTCGTCGGCAAACTTCTTGTCTTGCGGGGCCCATACTACACCAGATTCAAATAAAGGTGAAACCAAATGCATTCTGGTTGTTTTGTCCATGCCACCGCCAGCCCGGCGGCCGGGCGAAAAGCCCAGCGCAGGGATGCCGCGCTTGCGCATTTCGTCAATCAACGGCCCGCCGGACGCTTTCTTCTCGACGATCACCATGTCCGGCTCCCAATACTGGTGTTCCTCGAAGGCTACTTCCTTGAGTTCCGGAAAACTCCACCGGCCACGCTGCGCATCCAGCAAAATTATGGCCTCGCGCCCAGATTCCTCGTCGTCGAAGATGCCCCATGTGGTAATCGCGGAGTAGTCAGCCGTTTCCTTCTTGGAAAACGCCGTGTCGTACGCCTGAACAATGTATTTAACCGCGGGAATCTTTTCTTTTTCCCACATCTTCCACCATTCGCGCTTCACGATCGCCGATTCCGCGTTCGTCGGCTGCTGCTGCCACTGCGCAGCCCATTTGCCCACGGGCAGAGAGGCCTTGATCGACAGCAGGGCGTCCTTCGACCAGAACTCCGGCCACAACGGCTCGTCGGAGGGCAAAATGGCAGGGAAATTCACGACCTCCCACTGGTCGGACATGACATCCGCTTCCTGCTGCGCAAGCAAACGCCCTGTCAGATCCTTCTTCCCCCATCGAGTCATGACCAGAATGATGGCCCCGCCCGGTTGTAGACGCTGTCGGGGGCCAGAGGTGTACCATTCGTAGGCGTGGTCGAACGCGGTCTCGGACAGGGCGTCTTGTTCTGAGTGCGGGTCGTCGATAATGAACAAATCCGCGCCTCGACCGGTCACGGCCGCACCCACACCGGCAGCGAAGTACTCCGCGCCCTGCGTTGTGCCCCATTTACCGGCGCCCTTGTTGTCATCCTTCAGGATGGTGTTCGGAAAAATCTCTTTGTAGTGCGGATCGTCGATCAAATCCCGCACCTTGCGGCCAAACCGGACGGCCAGTTCGGTGTTGTGCGTGGCCTGAATGATCTTGAGCTTCGGATTTCGGCCCAAGAACCACGCTGGCATGAGATAGGATGCAAATTCTGACTTCGAATGACGCGGCGGCATGTTGATGATCAGGCGTTTCAGCTCGCCCCGGGCCACCCGCTCCAGCTTTTCGGCGATAATCCGGTGGTGGTGCCCCTCGATGAAGTTGTCGTAGACATGATGGACAAAAGGCATGAACTGATCATGCGCTTTTTCCCGCAGCTCCAGCTTTGCCTTGGCCTCGGTGAGCTCAAGAATCTCTTTGAGCGTCTCCTCTGGCAGGTGTTTCAGGGCCGCGAGATCCATCAGATCGCCAGTTTGTAGTTTCCACCGACGTGCTTATAACCCAGCTTCTGCAACAGCGCGCCGGTTTTTTCTGGGTTGACGTCTGTCGACACGCCCATCGCCACTTCCTTCGCGCCGTTGGCCTTGGCCCACGTTTGAAAGTTCTTCAGGAGTTTGACCGCGGACCGTGAACCTCGGTACTCGGGCAGGATGAACCAGCCGCTGTCCGAGGCGATGAGGTCGTGGCCAAAGAAAAACTCGCTAATATACCCGAGCAGTGCGCCTACCAGCTTTTCGTCATGCTCGACGACGTGGCAGAAAGCGATATGGGGGTGCGTGATGGCCAGTGAAAGGTTTGACGCCATCTTTTCCGGACTGAACCGGAACCGCGAAAAAGCACCTTCTTGGTGCATTTCGTAAGCCAGATTCACCGTTTCCGGTATGTCAGCGTATTCCAAGCAACGGATTTCCACGAAGCAGGCTCTCCAGTCCAAAACGGCCAATAGCTTGTGTGCCGGGTGTAGCAGGTGCACGACGGCGAGACAACCTCAGCGGCAAGGACATGAGCTCAGGAGCGGGAGCCTGTTCCTCTGGGGCCAGCATTTCAAGGCCCAGTCCAAGCATGGCCATGCCCCGCTCTTTTTCCTTTTTCTCATCCTGCAGAAAATCGTAAGCAGAGCCGCCTTCGACGCCTTCGAGCAGTTCTTCGCTGATGTACTTGCCGGCTTCCGACTTCGTCATGTCGCCACGAGCGACAGCATCCAGAATTTGAGCCGTATTCCCCGGACCACGGCTCCCGAGGCCGTATTGGACGCGGCGGGCTTCGTAGGTCTGATTCGAGGTCGGTGCGCGATAGCTCTCGCGGCCCGCGTTCGCGCGGCCAAACAGATGACTGCCCAGCGCCATCCATTCGCCGCCACCCTTTTGTCCCCAGCTGGGCGTAGAAATGTTTGGGTTATAAAAATGCGTAGCCCCGCCCGTCGGATCCTCATATTGGCCGGAGAGGATTGCATCCGCTACGGCATAGGTTGACTTGTCCGGTTTGATCTTGCCCAGATCTACGCCCTGCTCCCCGCCTGCGTAACCGGTATAATAGTTGAGGGGTGAAAAATGCCCGGGCTTAGTGATGACGCCGCGAATGCCGCTGCCGTATCCCCCTTCGGCAGCCCGGTTTCGAATGACCGCGCCGACAGCGAGCTTGCCAGCCAGACTTTGGTTCCCAGCCTCGGCCTGAAGCGTGCGGGCCAGAAGCTCGCGATCGCTGAACTTTTCGAGTTCCTCAAGGGCCATAACTACCCGCGACCTCCGCCACCGTCCCCGCCGCGGTTCCGCCTCTGATACAGCCGAGCTTGGTTTTCCGGGCTGTAGTATTCCGGGTTGCTGGGATCCGTGATGAGCATTT